GTTCTCGACTATAGCTCTGCTTTTTAAGCTGAGGGGGAGACCAATACGACGTATTCGCACTGTGAATAGGCACGCGAAACTTGGAATCTTCTCCAAATTCAACCCAAACGGTTACATCAATTGATGAAACTGTTCCGGAAGCAGCACTCAGCGGACTAAGCACTTGCAACACCAATGTTCCAACGTAATCCTGGTAAGGATTACTAGGTCCATTCACGGTGATATAACTGTTTGGGTTGTAGAAGGGAATGTCCAATATGGCCTCGTTTGCTGAAGATGCGTCAATAAACACGTTTGGAACGGTCCACGCAGCCGGCATGTTGATACAATGCCAATTGACGACGTCAGTCTTCTTCGTAAATGGAACGAAGAAAGCAATCAATCGCCCAGCGTGAAAACGCGTGCCATTGACGTGAATGGTGAAACGCATCGTTCCATTCCAGTATGTGAATCTTTCGAAAGGCGCCGATTGCAAATAGCCGAGAATGACATCGGCCGGGCACTCCAAAGTCCATAAGTTGGTTTGAAAGGATTGTGAGGTTAGCCATGGATCTGTTCGGACCCACACGCGCCTCTTTGTGGCATCGGCCATTGTCCATGCTGGATCTCCAATGGCTTGATCTGCCAAAACTTTTGAATCTGTTGCTCTCCCATAAGAGCCATCTGATTGAGCAGGGGCTCTTTGCGAAAAGGATGTGATACCCTTCGCATTGTCAATTCGCTGCATATTGTTGGATTGTTTGGTCAACACGTCCTTAAACTCTTGTTCGTTTTGTTGATTCATTTTCGTAATCATTGGCGATTCAATCGACGGGAATCGCAAATTGTGGAAATAACGGTAATCGTACAATTTTGAACCGTACTCTGGTTTGATACCCACAATAGCTCGTCTCAATTGCGCAAAATATTGCGCCCCATGTCCAAAGGCGAATCTCAATGCCTCATTGCAATTATCAATCGTCATGTCTTCATGAGAAACAAAATCGCTGTCGCGAATCCAATTGGTCAATTCTTGAATTGTCGTTGTATCCATCGTCGAAAGCCAATCAGTCGTTCGAACCCTTTTGAAACCCCTCTTCAGAAAAGTGAGAGAATCCAGAGGTTCCATG